AACCCCCCACCGCTCCAATTCGTTAACCCCCGAAATGGCCGAATACTTAGGCGTAACCAATCACCCAGCGATCACGACTCGGCCATTTCCCCTAGGTCTGATGCTCCATAAGAATGAGAGACATTCAGGCAAGATGCGTCACATCAGTAGTCATGATGCACTAGTGGCCCTTCCCACGGACAACCACAAACCCCTCCCCGAACACCGTGTGTGAGCACACCACATACGGGACGGGGACAGACACCAACGCCGGGGAGGGTGGCCCGGTTCGAGGGAGGACAGCAGCGTGACCAGATCCTGGACCCCGAACACCGCCGACGAAGCTGAAGCCGCCATCGCCGCCAAATTCGCCGACGCCGGAATCATCACCCCCCGCAGCATGGTGACCGGCTACCTCATCGCCGCCGGCGTCGCCAACTTCGAGGACAACGGCGACATCACCGAACGGTGCGCCTGGATTCCCTCCGCCGGCCTGAGCCTCGACGACCAGATCACACTCCTCGAGGACGTTCTCGCCAATCTCCAGCGGCAGCGGCAACGCGACGGAAGCTAGCGGCCCTGACGGGGCGTGGTCCGGTTCGTTTCACCGCCGCGCGGCTCGCCCATCGGCGGCACCACCGGATCCTCCTCGTCACCCAGGCTGGGCGGCAACATCGAATCGATCAACGCCAGCAAGGCACGCCGCTGGTCTTCGTTCAGTCGCGCGTACCGCTGCGTCACCTCGCGCTGAGCCACCGTCTCCGAGCGCCGGTAGTCCTGGTCGTCGTTCAGCGCCCGAGCGGCCCTCCTGGGGTCGATCCCCGCGAGACGCAGAGCCTCATCCGGCTCCAGCCCAGCCACCTCTGCCGCTTTGATCACGATATTCGGGCGCGGATTCGGTTTCCTCATCACCCCGCCGCCGAGATTTCTCATCCCGGATTCGAGCTGCATCCATGTGGTCGAAGAGATCCCGGCCGCCCTCGCGGCCCCGCGCAGCCCCAACTGGCGGGCCTCGCGCGCCTTCCTCAACTTAGGGCCGAGCGGCCAAGACCAGCCGCGCTCCGGGCCCTGCTTGCTTGGTGATGACACGGATGCATCGTGGGGCAAAGTACCCGCGAGCGCCAACCGTTCACCTGTTCGAATATTCGGTTGACACAGGTCGGCCGCGTATTACTACGTCCAATATTGTCAGTTGACATCAGTTGACGTAAACTGACACACCATGATCGCTACAAACCCGCCGCCCCAGCCACCGAAACCCTGGGTCGAACTCCAGACGATCGTCAAAAAGGACGGCCACTGGAACCTCCGCAGCCTCGGCAAAGCCGCCGGCATGTCGCACGAAAGCGTGCGCCAACTGCTGCGCGGCGACAGAAAGCCCACCGCAGACGCCATCAGCAAACTCGCTAACGCGCTGCAAGTGCCGAAGAGCATGCTCGAACCCCGGGAGCACACGGAGGTCAGCGAAGCCGAAGCGAGCAAGCGCCTCGTCGAAGCCATCGACCTGCTCGACCGCGGCACCGACGCCGGTGATGCCGCATGACCGGCGTCGACCGTGTTGCCGACCTGTCAGGGGCATTGCGGCTCGCCACCGCACTCACCGACGCCCGGGCAACCGACGCCCGCATCCTGTGGACGCCAGAGGAACGCGCCCTGGCCCGCGACCTCGCCGCCCGCCTCAGCGCCCGCGTCGCCGCCGCCTACGGCGAACAGCCGCCAGAACACACCCCGACCGGGCCCGGCCTCAACGGCAAAGCGATGTACTCGGTCGCCGAGACGAGAGAACTGCTCGACCTCAAGAGCGACAAGCAGGTCCGCAGGTTGATCCACTCCAACCAGCTCCGGGCCCGCAACACGGGCCACAGCTATCACATTCCCGCCGAAGCGATCACCGAGTACCTGAACGGCGGCGACACCCCGATCGCGAGCGCATCGTGACCAGCGAGACAGACAGCGCCCGCCGGGTGGTGGCCTGATGGGTGAGATCGAGAAACTGCGCTGGGAACTCGCCGGATACCGGGGCCTCACCACCGAGCAGATGCGGGACAAGCTCGCCGAACTCGGCAAAGCCGATCCCGAGGTCGGGCACGGGCTCGCCGACGAACTGCTCGTCGCCGCGCTCACCGCGATCCGCGACGGACACCCCAACCCCGCGACCCTGGCCCGTGACGTACTCGTCGTGCACGACGCCGACTTCGCTCGGTGGTACGCGTAATGACCACTCCCCTGCACACCGCACCCGGGATCAACCCCGCGGTCGCCGAGCTGGTGCTGCCACCAGGCCCCAACCGCGCCGAATGGCTCGCCACACGCCGCACCGGCATCGGCGGCAGCGACATCTCCACACTCGTCGGGATCTCCAAGTACTCGCCCTACATGCTCTGGCTGGACAAAACCGGCCAACTGCCGCTCATCGACGACAACCCGTCCGAAGAAGCCGAGATGGGGCACCTGCTGGAGCCGGTCCTGCGAGACCGGTTCGCGCGCGTACACGGTCTCACCGTCTCCCTGGCCGGCACCTACCGATCACGCAAGTGGCCGTGGATGCTGGTCAACCCCGACGGCCTCGTGTCCGACGGGGCGGGCCTGGAGATCAAAACCACGACGCAGTTCAAGGCACACGACTGGAAAGACGGCCAGACCGCCGACCACGCCGAACTGCAGGCGAACTGGGCCATGGCCGTGACCGGGCTGGACTTCTGGCACGTCGCCGCCCTCATCGGCGGCCAACGGAACCTGTACCGCGTCGTCGAACGCGACGACGACCTGATCGAGGTCCTTGTCGACGTCGGCAAGCGCTTCTGGGTCGACCACGTGAAGACCGGAACAGCGCCGGACTGGGACGGCTCCGACGACGCCACCCGCTACCTCGCCGAACGCTACGGACTCGCCGATCCGGACAGCATCGTCGACGTCGACGAAACCGAACGCGACCAGATCGTGCTGGAACGAGACAAGACAGCCGCCGGGGAAAAGGCAGCGAAGGCCGACGCCGACGCCCTGAAGAACCGGATCCGCGACCGGCTCGGCACACGTGAGCGGCTGATGTGCGGCGACGACGAGATCGCCACCTGGAAAAACACCGGTGCTTTCTCCGAGAAGAAGCTCCGCGCGAACCACCCCGAACTCGCCGACCAGTACACGCGCCCCGTCACGGTCGACCGGCTCGACGTCGACGCCCTCGCCACCGACCACCCGGACATCTACCGCGCCTGCCGGCCCCGGGTCCTCAACTTCAAGAACTAGCCGGACATCCGGCGCCAGCACCAAACCCACCAACCAGGGAGCACCTCCACATGGGCAACAACCTCGCCACCCGCGTCCGCGACAACACCAACGCACCAGCCCGCACGGGCGACGACCAGCCGGCGTCGCTGGCTGTCGAGATCCAGCGCATGGAGAAGCAGTTCGCGCTCGCCATGCCGCACGGCGCCGAAGCCGCCCAGTTGATCCGGGACGCGATCACCGCACTGCGCACCACCCGCAACCTCGACAAATGCGACAAGTACTCGGTCCTCGGTGGACTGATGACCTGCGCGCAGCTCGGCCTCCGCCCCGGTGTGCTCGGCCACGCGTGGCTGCTGCCGTTCTGGGACAACCGGTCCCGCAGCCACAAAGCCCAGCTGATCATCGGCTACCAGGGCTACCGCGAACTCGCGCAGCGATCCGGCCAGATCTCCACCCTCATCGCCCGTGTCGTCTACGAAAACGACGAGTTCGACATCGACTACGGGCTCGCCGACAACCTGGTGCACAAGCCGCCGAAGAGCGGTCCCCGTGGTGAGGCGATCGGCTACTACACCATCGTCAAATACACCACCGGTGGCTACGCGTTCTGGCACATGAGCAAAACCGAATGCGAGGAGTGGCGCGACCGCTTTGCCATGGCCCGCACCAAGCAGGGCGAGGTCGTCGGCCCGTGGCGAGACAACTTCGACGAGATGGCAACTAAAACCACGTTCCTGCGGCTGGCCAAGTGGATGCCCAAGTCCACCGACCTGGCCTACGCCCTGGAAGCCGACAGCAGTGTCCGCGTTGACCTCGCACCCAGCCCCGAATCGATGCTGCACGGCGAGCACCCGATGCCCGGCGACATCGACGGCGAAGTTGTCGGCGAGGAACCGGAAGACGGAGACGGCCCCGACGGCGGGCAGCACGAGCAACCCGACGAACAGCCGCCGGCGGAGGACACCGCGAAGTCGGTCAAGCGATCTACGGGCGCCAGCACGGGGGACACGAAAAAGCAGCCGCTGATCAACCAGTCGCAGCAGAACCGGCTCCACGCACAGCTCGGCGATCTCGACCTCACTGAACGGGACGACAAGCTCACCACGCTCGGTCTACTGGTCGGCCGCCCCGGCGAACTCACGTCGTCCAGCGACATCACCTACGCCGAAGCCCGCGATGTCCTCAACCGGCTCGGCACCGTCCTTCAGTCGGACGACCGTAAGGCCGCGCTGGACGCTGAGCTTAAACGTGGCGAGCTGGCGACTCAGGGCGGCGACACCGCTGGTGAAGCGGGACCGCAGGCATGACGCGAAGCCGCACCGCCACACACCGTCCCGCCAAGCGACAACGACGATTCCGCCACGACGACGTCATCGCCGGGGACCTCTTCAGTGGCTTCGGTGGCCTCTCGCGGGGCATCGAGCTGGCGGGGTTCGAAACGATCATCGCCGCGAACCACGACCCCTACAAGATCGAGGTCCACGAGGCCAACCATCCGAACACCGAGCACTGGATCGCCGACCTCGTCGACCCGGAATCATCCGACTACCACTCCGTCCGCGACCTCCCTGCCGTTGACCTGCTCGCCGCCGGAGTCACCTGTACGAACCACTCCGGAGCCAACACCCAGAAGGCGTACGCGCAGGGTCTCACCTTGTTCGATATGGACGATCCGGAGTTCGACGCGCGGGTGACGCGGTCGGAGCGTGACCGGGCGACGGCCAACTGTGTTTTGCACTATGCCGCGCAGCACCACCCTCGGCTGATCCTCGTCGAGTGCACGACCGAGCTCACCTCGTGGGGTCCGGCCATCCCGGGCCGACCGAAGGTGGGCGACGGCAGCACGTACAGGTGGTGGCTCAAGGAATTCGAGAAGCTGAACTACCGGTACCGCGTGCTGTACCTGAACTCGATGTTCTTCGGCGTCCCGCAGTCGCGTGACCGCCTCTACATCGCGTTCTGGGACCGGCAACTGCCGACCCCGGACCTCGAACACCGGCCCGGATCGTGGTGTGGCCGATGCGACCGCGTCGTCCAGGCCGTGTGGACGTGGAAAACCGGTGTGCCCGCGTCCGGCTCGGTGCGCTACGGCAAGCAGTACGAATACCGGTGCCCGTCCTGCCGACGCCCAGTGGTCCCGCCGATGACACCGTCGCTGGCGGCGCTCGACCTGACCAACTTGGGCACCCGCATCGGGGACAAGCCGCTCCGCACGTTCAAGGACGGCTCACGCGGGCCGCTGGCCGCCGGGACGATGGCCCGCGCGGAACGCTGCCTTCGGAAGTTCGCCGACTTCCCTGCGGTGCTCATGCCGGCGAAGACCGTGCACGGTTCGGAGCGGCACCCGTGGCAGCCAATGGCCACGCAAACCAGTCAGCAGGAGACCGCGATCCTGTCGACTGGCACGCCGGTCGCGGTCGCGACGGGTTCGGTTATCGCCGCGCACCGGCACAACGGGGACGGGCAGCACATCACGCTGCCGATGGACACCGTGACCTCGACCCACGAAAAAGCGGTTGTGCTCGCGATCGACAACTACCAGGGCGCACCACGTCCCACGACCGATCCGCTGCCGACGCAGGTCGGGTCGGAGACGCTCGGGGTGCTGTCGTCCGGGGTCCTGCCGTACCGGCAGAACACGATCCCCACGGTGCACGCCGAAGCGATGCCGACCGTCACCTCGGACCAGATTCCCGGTCTTCTCACCGCCGCCGGAACGATCAACGGCGCCAGCGCTGGCTCTGACCCCGTTGACGCATGCCTGGCCGCGCAATGGCGCGCGACCCTCGCCAACCTCACACTCGAAGACTGCTACTTCCGGATGATGGGCAGCCACGAAATCGGCCGCGGCTGCGGGTTCGACGTGGACTTCCCTGATCACCAGGGCGATTTCGTCGTGTGGGGCCCGGCCCGTGACCAGGTGGATGGTTTCGGCAACGCGGTCTCGCCGCCGGTTGGTGCATGGGCCGGGGTGCGGCTGCGGGCCATCATCCACGTCCCGGAGGCGATCGCATGAAGCGCGACGCCGTGATCAGCCCCTGCGGCACCTACCGCTACGAACTCGTCCGCCGCTGGAAAGAAGGACCGCTACTCGGCTGGGTCATGCTCAACCCCTCGACCGCCGACGGAACTATCGACGACCCGAGCGTCCGCCGCTGCATCGGGTTCGGCATCGACTGGGGCTACGCCGGGATCGTCATCCGCAACGCATACGCACTGCGCGCCACCGACCCCGCCCAGCTCACCAGACACCCCGACCCGATCGGCCCGGACAACGACGCCTACCTCGAACGGTGCGCCGACGACCCGCTGACCGTGCTGGCGTGGGGTGCGCACGGCGGCGACCGCGCCGCACTCGTCGCCGAACGGTTGCGGCACACCACCGCCACACTCCGCTGCCTCGGCACCACTAAACACGGCGCACCCCGGCACCCTCTGTACATCCCGAAAACCGCACTGCCGGTGGAGTACCTCGGAGGTGCCGCATGACGGCCACCCTGAGCTACACCGAGTTCCTCGAACAGAAGGTCAACTTCAGCCGCACCTACGGCCACCCTGTCGACGAGTCCGAGGTGCACTCGTCGCTGAAACCGCACCAACGCGCAATCGTCGCGTGGGCGGTCCGCGGTGGCCGGCGCGGCATGTTCGCCAGATTCGGGCTTGGAAAGTGCCGCATGCAACTCGAGTCGCTTAGGCTCACCCTCGCCAAGTCCGGCGGGCAACGCGCGCTGATCGTGTGCCCACTCGGGGTGCGCACCGAGTTCGCCGCCGAAGCCGCCGCGATCGGCCTCACCGCCCGGTTCATCCGCTCCATCGACGACGCCACCGGGCCCGGGATCTACGTCACCAACTACGAAACCGTGCGCGACGGCAAACTCGACCCCAACGAGTTCGACGCGGTCAGCCTCGACGAAGCCGCAGTGCTCCGCTCATTCGGGTCGAAAACCTTCCAGACGTTCCTGACCCTGTTCCACCAGGTGCCGTATCGGTTCGTCGCCACCGCCACACCATCTCCGAACCGACACAAGGAACTCATCCACTACGCCGGGTTCCTCGGTGTGATGGCCACCGGGGAAGCGCTCACCCGGTTCTTCCAGCGCGACTCCACCCAGGCGAACAACCTCACCCTGTACCCGCACAAGCGCCGCGAGTTCTTCCTGTGGCTCAACACGTGGGCCGTGTTCCTGCAATCCCCCGCCGACCTCGGGTTCGACGCCACCGGCTACGACCTACCCGACGCCGACGTTCACTTCCACGAGGTCGCCGTCGACCACAGCCTCGCGGGGGTCAACCGGGATGGGCAAGCCCATCTGTTCCGCGGCGGCACGCTCGGCGTCAAGGACGTGGCCCGCGAAAAACGGGACACCCTCACGGAGCGCATCGACCGCATGACCCAGCTCGTCGCCGAACACACTACGGCCGCGGCCGGCGACCAGATCATCATCTGGTGCGACCTCAACGCCGAGCAGGACGCCACCGAGAAAGCCCTCACCCAGCTCGGAGTCTCCTACTCGTCCGTGCACGGCGGCCTGACACCGGACGAGTGCGAGGCCCGGCTGGAGCAGTGGCGCAACCGGGAAACCACCGCACTGATCGGGAAACCGGTGATGCTCGGCCAGGGCATGAACCTGCAGCAATGCCACACCGCCATCTACGTGGGCGTGAGCTACAAGTTCGCGGATTTCATTCAGTCCCTGCATCGCATCCAGCGCTACGGCCAGCAGCACACCTGCCAGGTGCACGTCATCCACGCCGAATCCGAGCGCGAAGTCGTCCGCACCCTGCGCGCGAAATGGACTCAGCACGAGGAGTTGACCGACACCATGAGCGACATCATCCGCGAGCACGGCCTCGACACCGACGGGATCGTCGCCGCCCTCACCCGCAGCATGGGTGTCGAACGCATCGAAGCGTCCGGCGACGGCTGGGTGTTCGCGAACAACGACACCGTTGCCGAGACCAGTGCGCTGGAGGACAACTCCGTCGACCTGATCGTCACGTCCATCCCCTTCTCGAACCACTACGAGTACACCCCGGCCTACGAGGACTTTGGGCACACCGACGACAACGCCCATTTCTGGGCGCAGATGGACTACCTCACCCCGCACCTGCTGCGGGTGCTGAAACCGGGCCGGATCTACGCCTGCCACGTCAAGGACCGCATCCTGTTCGGCGCGGTCACCGGCGCCGGCGTCCCGACCGTCTCCCCCTTCCACGCCGAAGCGATCATGCACGGCCAACGCCACGGTTTCGACTACCTCGGCATGATCACCGTCATCACCGACGTGGTGCGGGAGAACAACCAGACCTACCGGTTGGGCTGGTCTGAGCAGTGCAAGGACGCCACCAAGATGGGGGCCGGCAGCCCCGAGTACATCCTGCTGTTCCACAAACCGCAGACCGACCGCACCAAGGGCTACGCCGACACCCCTGTCACCAAAGACAAAGCCGACTACACGCGGGCACGGTGGCAGGTCGACGCGCACGCGTTCTGGCGCACCTCAGGGGACCGGCACCTCACCCCCGACGAACTCGCCGCCCTCCCCGCCGAACAGATGAGCAGGCTGTTCACCGAACAGACCCTCCGCGAGGTCTACGACTACGAAGCCCACATCCGCGTCGGCGAAACCCTCGACAGCAAAGGCGCGCTCCCCGCGACGTTCATGGCGCTCGCCCCCGGCTCCTGGCACCCCGAGGTGTGGCACGACATCAACCGCATGCTCACCCTCAACACCGAGCAGTCCCGGCGCGCCCGAGTCATGCATGTTTGTCCGATTCAGTTCGAAATCGTCGACCGGCTCATCACCCGGTACAGCAACCCCGGAGAGCTCGTCTACGACCCGTTCGGCGGCCTCGGCACCGTGCCCGTCCGCGCCCTGAAAGCCGGGCGCCGTGGGCGTGCTGTGGAGCTCAACCCCGGCTACTGGCTGGACGGCGTCAAGTACCTGCAGACCGAAGAACGACGCGCGAGTCTCCCGACCCTGTTCGACCTTCCAGCAACGGACGGTGACGCCGCGTGAACTTGACACATGGAAAGTTGACACACCGCGCCAACCGGGTCACCGCGCACCAAGCACGGGCCTGGCTCGCCGACTACACCGCCGCCTGCCGCCGCGACACCGCCCTCCTCGACCACCACGGCTGCCCCGGCCGCGCCGGCACCCTCCACCAGGTCGCCGAGCATTTGGAAAGCCTCCTGTGCCGCTGGGACATCACCGCCGACTGCGACCACCGGCCCCCGTAGCCCGCGGCCCTCGCCTCGCAACTGACACGCTTCGCTCAACCAGGAAAGGCACGGCCGTGGGCAACCGAAAGATCATGCGCTGGGCTATGCGCCAGCTCCCGCCACTGGGTAACACGTCGGCGAAACTCGTCTTGATGGTGTTGGCGGACGACGCCGACAGCGACGGCACCTGCAGCGACGACATGTCCCTGACCGTCCTCGTGCAACGGTGCGGCATGTCCCGCGGCACGGTGTCGAACGCGCTCACGATCCTTCGGAACGCGGGCCTGTTGAAGACCGCGTCGCAGCAGCGGGAGGACGGCGGAACCGGCAACAGCACGTACCTGTTGACCCTGGCCCCCAGTACGGGGATCGAACCGGCCCCCCAGTACGGGGATCGTACTGGGGCCGGTACGGGGATTGAACCAGGGCCGGTACGGGGATTGAACCCCCCTAGTACGGGGATTGAACCAGCTACGACCAGGGAAAACGCTGACCCTAGTACGATCCCCGTACTAGCCACCTCTTCTTCACTTCCTTCGGAAGTGGTGGGGGCGCGCGCGGGCGCGACACGTGCGCACACGCGCGACGCGCACGCACACACGCGCGTCGCGCGCGAGGCGCCGCCGGAACCGACTGCTGCCCCATCCCCGGAGCCTCCAGCCACACCGCGCCGTCAGAAGCTCGAGGAACTCAACGCGACAGCGACGCACCCCGACACTCGCCGCCTCGTCGAGGCGTGGCGGGCGGGGCACGCGACACGGCTGTCGGACAAGTTGATCCGGGAGATGACCGAGCAGGTCGACCGCGCGGTCCGCGCCGGATACGACCGGGACTGCCTCAGCGCGGCGCTCGGCGAGTGGAACCGGCGCGACAACGCCTACACGGCGAAGGCGCTGCAATGGCTGTACGACGACGCCGCCGGGCGGCTGAACGCGGGTGAAGACCCGGAGAAACCGCTGATCGACGAGTACGGGACCCCGCGGGTGGATCCGCAGCACATCCCGGACGAGTACCTGACCCGTCGGCGTGTCCAGGGCATTCTGGGTCCGGACAGCCAGCAGCCGCCTCCGTGGCCTGGGGACGATGTGGACCGCCCGAATGGGTGGACCGAGGAGGACGCAACCGCGCGGCGGGCGTTTTTCGACGACTGGGCTGCTGAGCGGCTGTCGGTGCGGCGCGCCGAGGTGCGGCGGGTTCTGGTTCGCGCGTGGAACCGCCGGGCTGGTGTTGCGTGACCGAGCCCCTGCCCCCATCCGATCTCGACGCCGAGCGTGGCCTGCTCGGCGCGGTGATGCGCGCACCGAAACGCATCCCGGAGGCCGCGGACTGGCTTACCGCGGATGATTTCTACCGGCATGCGCACCGGCGGATCTACGCGGCGATCCTCGCGGTGCGTGACGCGGACCGGGAGGTCGATCCGATCACGGTCGCCGAGCAACTCGGCGAGGACCTGGAGCGGTGCGGCGGGGCGCCGTACCTACTCGACCTGTACCAAACCGGTGCGGTCGCGAACGTCGCCTACTACGCCCAGATGGTGGCCGGGACCGCGGTCAGACGCAGGCTGCTCGAGGCGACCTCGGCGTTGCAGGACATGGCGCACCGGGATACGACCGTCGACGAACTGCCCGATCTACTTGAGCAGGCTCGCGCGGTGGTCGATCGCGCCACTACGTCGTTCGTGCGCCGCGGCGACGACGACGGCGCCTGGATCGGGGAACTCACCGAGGCCGCGCTGAAGCGGTACGCGGAAGCGACGCCACCGGCGCTGCCGACTGGGTTCGCGGACCTGGACGAGTTGCTGGACGGCGGGTTGCGGCCGGGCACGTTCACGGTGCTCGCGGCCCGCCCGGGGGTGGGCAAGTCGACGCTGGGGTTGAATTTCGCGGTCAACATCGCGACCAACGTCGTGCGAAGCCAGGGCTGTGGTGCGCTGTTCGTGTCACTGGAGATGAGCCGCGAGGAACTCACCGACCGTGTGCTCGCGCAGGTCGCCCGCGTCAGCCTGCGCAACCTGTCGAAACACCAGCTGACCGAGGACGACTGGGAAAAGGTGCGTCTCGCGAACCTCCAGCTGCGGGACACGCCGCTGCGGATCGAGAATCCGTTTTCGCTGACACCTCCGAAGCTGCGCAGCCTGGCGCGTGACCATGTCCGCGGGCCGGCGAAGTGCGGGATCGTGGTTGTGGACTATGTGCAGTTGATGAAGGCCGGGGAGCGTAGCGAGTCCCGCCAGGTCGAGGTGACGGGGTTTTCGCAGGCGTTGAAGCTGCTGGGGCGTGAGCTTGATGTTCCGGTTGTTGCGGCGGCGCAGCTCAACCGGGAGGTCGAGAAGCGGCAGGTGCCGCGCCCGATCCTGGCTGATCTGCGTGAGTCGGGTTCGCTGGAGCAGGACGCGGATGGCGTGATTTTCCTGTGGGACGACGACACCCGGCCGGGCGAGCGGCAGTTGGCGTTGGCGAAGCACCGGCAGGGGCCGACTGGTGATGTGCGGCTGGTGTGGCGCCCGGATCGGAGCGCGTTGAGTAACTACTCGGGTCTGCGCGCGGTCTGACCGGAAACGGGCCCTGAGTTCGCCTGTGACGCGTTGAACCGGGCTCGGCGCCCTCGTGGCCGCGAGCACCCAGGTTCGTCGGTACACGTCTATGTCAGCCGGCCGGACGGTGCTGTAAACCGCCGATCCACTCCCCGATTGGAACCCTTGGTGTGCCTCAACCCTCTTGCCGGTTGACATCAGTTGACGTAAAGTGTGACAGTACCAGGTAATACACATACGGCCACCAGGACCAACCTCATGACAACTCGCATCACCGAACTCCCCCACGCGACCATCACCACACCGGTGTCGCTGGCCGGCGAACCCACCTATGCGCACCTCGCCGGCATCCTCACCCGCCGCGCCGTCGAGTTGGCGGTGATGTTCGCGTTCCGGGACGCCACCGACGGCGACATCCCGGACTTCGGCTGGCAGCTCACCGAACCCGTCGCCGACGAACGCACCGCCCGCATGGCCGCCTCGGAGATCACCGCCGCCTATTTCCGGTGGCGCGTGGAAGACGGCGCCGACGGACCCGACTCGGACTACGCGGACGGCGAGGAAGCCAACTGCCTCCGCGAGTTGCGTGCCGCCCTGAACGCGCAGAAACGGCAGATGGGTGGCGCCCTGTTCCTGCCGGTGCCCGCGCCCCGGACGGCGGCTGCGTGATGGGGAAGCGCCGGAAAGCCAAGAAGCAGGCCGCGAAGGCGGTCGCCGAGATGCTGGCCGCGTTGCACAGCGACGTCGGCAGCGAGCCGCTGTTGTGGACAGTGGCTGACCTGCGGGAGATCCACAAGCAGCGGCGCCGGGGTGGTGTGTGATGGCCGAACCAGCAGTCGGCGACGAGGAACTGGCCGTCATCGGCGAGTACCTGTGCGAGCAGAGCGGCAGCTGCACCTGCGATCCCGGGCCGCTCGGCGAACACCGGCAGGGCTGCGGGTTCGTGCCCGTCTACAGCGCCGAGAAGGTGCGCGAAGTTCTCGCCCGGCGACGCGTGTACCGGGTCGGCGAGCTTGACGACACCGAGGGCACCACGGGGTTCGTCGACGTCTGCGATGCCACCTGCGACGAGTGGGCATGCACCCGTCTTGCCGGGCACGGAGGGAACCACGCCGCCGGGGACAGCACCACAGTCGCCGCCGTGTGGCCGATCGGCGGTGTGTGATGGCCACCAATTGGGTCCAGCCGCCTCGTCGGATTGACGACCACTGCACGTTCGCCTACATCGTTCTCAAGGAAGCGTGGTACCGCTCCGCCGTCGCCGACGAACTCCCATCCGTGCAGATCTCGGCGGACGCGGACGGTGGTGGCGTGAAGTGGGAATTCGACGTCCAAGAGCACGTCCTTGGTGGCACGCCGTACCTGCGCCTGCGGATCTTCGGTGACGCGTTTCAGGCATTGGCCGATGTCCCCGAGTTCTTCGAGGCCCTGCACCGTGAGGTGCCCACGGACCTCGGCCAGTTGCGTCGATTGCTGGACCGGCTGGGGGCGAAGGACATCACCAAGCGCGCGGAGGGCTGCGCCGCTCTCCCGGGTTGGGTTGGCGCCATGGGCCTCACACCCGATCCGTTCGGGCATTGGTGCTGCCAGGCGGGCGCACTGGCCTACCCGCAGCCGTGCCCGTTCCACGGGACCCACACCGACTCCACCCAGGGCGGTGCGTGATGGCCACCTACATCCGGCAGCCCGACACCAGCACCGTCGTCCAGCCCGTGCTCACCGACCTCATCACCAGCGGACAGCTACTGTTCGCGAAACTGCACTACAACACCAAAGATCCCTACGCGGTGCGGCTCGCGTTCCCCAGCTTGCCCATCAGCGACTGGGTGTTCGCCCGCGATTTGCTCGCTGCAGGTCTGCAGTCCCCCGCCGGGGTCGGTGACGTGCGCCTCGAACCGCGCCACGACACCGTCCACATCAGCCTCACCTCACCCCAGGGGCACGCGGTCCTCGCGGTCGACGTCGACGACGTCATCGAGTTCCTGATCGCCACCGAAGAACTCGTCGAATACCACCAGGAAACCGTCGACGTCGACGACGTGATCGCCCGCCTCGCCTACCACGAGCACCGCAGCGGCTGCTGGTGCGAACCCCAGTACCGGGGCGGCACCTGGTGGCACAACCCTCCCGGCGAGCACCTGTTCGAAGCCGCCGACGGCGACGACATCGACCCCCACGGCGAAGCGGAAGAAGACCACCGATGACCACACCTGCACCGTCCATGGCGGACATCAGGACCCAGGAAGTCCTCGACACCATGGCTACCGCCGCGAAACTGATCAGCGAACATGGCCTGCCCGGCACCCACCTCGACTTCGCCTGCGGGTCGTCCACTGCGCACCGTTGGAACCCGGAAACCCGCGATTTCACGCTTCCCGTGCTGCCCGAGGTCACGGTGATCCTGTCCTCCACACCGCACGGGTTCGTCCGCTGGTGCGAAGCCCTCGGTGCCGGGCAGGTCGCGGTCGAGCGGCGCGAGCTGGACGTGTGCTTGCACGCCACCATCGACCGGGACGGGATCACCTGGAACCTCGCCGGTTCCGTGTCCCGCCGCGGTGGGCGCGGGTTGCCCGGTATCACCGTCGACTGGAAACGGACCCGCTCCGGCCGACGCGGGAATCACGCCGTCATCACCATCGACGACCTCCGCGCCACCATCGCCGCACCGACCCCCAACGGCAACCCCGGGGAAGACCACCGATGACCGACCACACAACCACCCTCGACACACGGCAGGAACCCACCATGCCCGCGCACTCACAGGCCGCGATATTCACCGCGCTCGCCACCCACCTCGACCAGCACCCCACGCTTCCGTACGTTGTCGTCCACCGCGCAGTGGGGGGCGACGTCGACACGGTCTTGCAGATCACTTCGGTGTCGGTCTTCGGCGAGCCCGTCGACGCCCACGCCGTCCTGTTGTGGGCCCGCACGCTCAGCGACGTCGTCATCAGCCTCCAATGCCATGGAGATCCCAGCAACCACGCGACCAAGGTCGCTGTCACCGGCGGCATGGAAGGAATCCGTGTGGAGGTGTGGGACGTCGAGCACAGTGACCTGTGGCGCTGGGTGATCGGTGACATCACACCGGAAGAGCTGGACCGCTTGAACAGGATCCTTCCCGTCGAGATCACCGTCAACGACCTGGCCGCCTATGTCGCGGCCGGAACGGTCGACGGAATCACACTGGAGCGCTAAACGATGAGCACTCCTGTCACGGACGATTGGGCTGCACGGTGCCGCATGGTCACCGAGCGCGCCGCATCGGGTACGCATCCGCTGCTCACCGTCACCCGGCGCGAGGTGGCGTTGCACCCGGACGCCGCACCGATCGACGACACCACCGCCACCGGGCTCCGCTGCGGTGGCTGCGTGTTCCGCGAAGCCAGCCGCCACAACGACCGGACCCGGTCCCGCTGCGTACATGGAATCGGCGACGAACGCCGATCCCACCGCCAGATCATCGTCAGTTGGCCGGCGTGCGTGCACTACCAACCGAAACCTGAACCAACGTTCACGTCACACCGGCGGGTCTGCAAATGCGACGACCCGACCGAGCCGAAAACCCGCGGGAAGTGCCGTTCCTGCTATTCGTACCTCGCGAGAGCCGGGCAGTTACCGGTCAACCGGCAACGGACCCGCGCCGAGACGGTCGACGAATACGAGGTTCTGAAAGAACTTGGTCTCCCGCCGGCCGAAATCGTGGCTGCGTTGGGGGTGCGCGCCACCTCGTTGAGGACCGCGCTCGAACAGTCCGGTTATTCGCAGGAGGAGCTGGACCGGTTGCCGAAATGCGGCCGGGGCCCTGCGCGGCTACCGCTGCCCACACAGGAAGAACTCCGCCGCTGGTATCAGGAAGGCTGCAAAATCGCATGAACACACCAACATCAAACCCGCGCCGCGAGCACCTCGGGCGCATCGTCCGCGACGTGTGGGTCACGTGGGCGATGGAACAACCGGACCCGAAACTGTCCTGGCTCGCACCGTGGGAGCAGTTGGACGACCGCCAGCGCGAGGTCGACATGCGCATCGGGGAAACCATCCATGCGCTCACCGGCAAGGAACTGCACGAGCTGCGCGAGTTGCGGCTCACCGTCGCCCGCGTACTCGGCACCACCCACCGCCGCGACGGCCTCGACCACCAGCTCATCCTGGAGGAGATGCTGGCGTTCCGGCAGGCCCGCGCCGACGCCGAATTCCAGCATGCGCGGCTGCGGTTCATGTACGCGGCGTTGCAGGCCACAGTGGACAGCCTGGTGGGGCGGGCGTTCATTCCGGCGCCCGACTGGGAAAGCACCATCACCCAGTTGATCGAGGACCCGACCGGTGTCGATCCGCACGCCGTCATCGACGCGATCCGCGGATGGTGCGGCGACATCGACCGGTTCTGGGCGGACAACGCGACCGCCGACGACGTGGACCGCCTGTCGAAGCGGCTCGCCGAGCGGGACCACCGGATCAAGGCTGCGGCGACCGAGCTGCTGCGGAGCAGCCAGGACCCGTCCGACCGGTGCCGCGCTGCCTATCGGGTGCTGACCGACGGCCACCACACCGATGGGCGCGGCGAGCTGGCTTCCCCCGACGGCGACGGTGAGGACCGGGACAAATGAGCGGACAGCGCCCTGTGGCCGACGAGAACGATCTGCGGGTGTTCCGCCTCGCCGTCGCCCGCCAGCTGGGGATAGCTCACCGGCCCGATGGACTTGACCACGACCAGATCCTCGCCGAGCTGGCCAGCGTGTACGAATCGATCGCGTTGTTGATGTGGTTGCACGCTGAGGCCCAGTGGGAGCGGGCCGAGCACCAGGCCCGCGCCGACGCGGCGCCCGCTAATTCGCTGCCCGCCGAGTGGCGGGAACGCGTCGCCGACCCTGACGTCGTTGCTGCCGTTGAGGGTTTGCTGTGTACCCCGGCGACTGTCACCGATGATTTGGTGCGCGGTGATCGGGTGCGGGTGACCTATGAAACGTCGGTGGCGCGCGACGGGTTTTTCGTGGGGAAAGGGGCCATTCTCGCGAACTCGGGTCAGGGTTTGCATGATGTGCGGAACGCCACCGTCGAACGGGTCGCCGCAGCCGATGTGGACGGGCCGGACCCGGGCCAGTCCGCCGAGGTCGGTGCGTGATGGGCGCCGCGGCCGTGGACCTGGCCAGCGTCACGTGGCGGCTGAATGCCTACGCCGCGCACTGGCTCAGCGACGACGACCTCGCCGCGGTCACCGAGTGGATGGCCGACAACAACCTCGACCTGGCGACCGCCGAGCACCCGGTGGTCGTCCAGGGCGGCACGATCACCTACGGCCGCGACCGCTCCGACTCGACGGTCCGTTCCCCGCACCGCGACATCGTGACGGCCACGGTGCCGCTGCGCACTGTCCCGCCGACCGTGTGGCGGCCCGACTGCACCGCCGCCGAGATGGCCGCGCTGCACAAGCTGTTCGCGGACCACGAGTGGAGCGAAGGTTTCGGCGGGTCGTGCGTGGACTGCAGCGTCACCAGCGTCGGTGACGATGGCCGGATTTGGTGCCACCGCGGTGACGTCGTGCAGTGGCCGTGCCCACCGGTCCGCGCGCTCCTGATCAAGATCGGTGCGTCGGTGCCACCGGCCACCGATGGCCACCAGTCGCTGCGCATCCTCGGCGACTGCCTCGACCCGGACGACAACGCGAAAGTGTTCGGCCGCAACTGAACACGGCAAGCCAGAAAGAAGAATCCGATGACCCATCTCGTGACCATCCCCTCCGACGAAGAAGCCCACGTCGTCATCGCCCGACTCAAGATGCGGCGCCGCGTCATGGCGGCCCTGCTCCGCCACAGCCCCGACGGTGTGTGGGACGACTGCTACTGCGGCCACCGGTTCCCGGGTGACCTGCTCGGCGGACACATCCGCGAGATGACCGCCCGCGAAACCGGGCTCCCCCAGACCTATGTGGACGACGTGATGCGTGTGCATCGCGGCGCGCACGGCCAGTTCGGCGGCACGATGCACTGCGGCTGCGGGCACGACTACAGCGACGATTTCCGCAGCTACGGCCGCGACCAGCATGTCGCTGAGGCGCTCGCCGCGAACATCGACGCGGACAGCCTGTTCGCCGCTCTGGGTCAGGCGATCGCATGAGCTCGACATCGAAGATCGAGTGGACGCGGGGCGACGACGGAACCCCGGGCGCGACGGACCTCGCCTACCTCGCGGGCATCGTCGACGCAGACGGATACGTCACCGCGACGATGAGCACCCACGCTGGACGTGTCTACTTCGGCGCACAGGTCGGCATCACCGGCAGCGCGCGTGAACCGCACGACCTTGCTGCCAAGCTGTTCGGTGGTCGGGTTTCGGCTCACTCGCCGGGAAATGGTCGCGAGCACCACCGCACCCAATATCACTGGCAGCGCTGCGGCGCTAGGGCTGTGCCGATAATCGAGGCTCTGCGCCCGTTTCTTCGAATCAAGGAGAACCGTGCGGCGCTCGTCGTTCATTTGCAAGAGGAGGTTGACTACATCCGCGCCACGCGCGGCGATGACGACCCGTTTCCGTGGATGCCCGCTGGTTGGGACCCGACACCTGGACTTATCTCGTTGGTCGACGAGATCCGCACACTGTCGACGCGCTACCGCACCTGGGACCAATATCTGGAGGTGGCCCGGTGATGACGGACCGCGTGACGCCACAGGCACACGACGAGCTGACGCACTGGAATGGCGTCGGCCAAACGTGGCTACGGACCTGCCTCCAGGTCGCCGTTCCACTGCGCGTCGCCGAACTCCTCGACCTCAGCCCGCACGTCCGACCGCGAGCCGCCCAGAAATGGGCGACCGCGGCAGCCGACGTTCTCGCCAGCGAGGGCGACGCGATCCTCCACCGCATGCGGGACTACCCGGACGAGCCCGGAACGGTGCGCACGTTCAACCACCTCGCCCGCGTCGTCGCGGCTTTGTCCACTCTGCCGAACGGTGTCGAGGTTTACGGCCTCGTGTGGTGTGCCTGGCATTCGCCGGCGGGTGTGCCCGGTGAATTCGGGTGCAGCGTCTGCGCCGCCACAGGTGTGCCGGACGCGCGGTTCGGAATGCCGATCACCACCGTGCGTCTTCCCGAACTGGTGGACGTGTAATGGAACTCAGGCACGGCTACACCCTCGCCAACCTCCACGAGCTCGCGCGGCTCGCGGTGCACACCATCGGCCCGATGGGCATGGACTACCACGAACGCTACGACCTGGCCTACTCCGACATCGCCACGCACCTGTACTCCGTGGAGGAACCACCGCAGCGGCATGAACTGGTCCGTGTCGGCCAGACGGCGATCTATGCCGTCGTCCACGACTACCGGCGGCACCACGGCTTCTACAAGCACAAGACGATCGGCGGCGAGGCAGGCTCCGGCTCGTCACCGGCGTTCGCGAAGTTCTGGACCACGCCGCGGTCACCGTTCGAGGAGACTCTCATCGACCGGTTCACCGTGCGCCAGATCTTTCCGGAGCTGACCGAGCGGCAGCGCGAAGCGTTCGAGGCGTTGGCAGCGCTGGACAACTACCGTGCCGCAGCCGAAGCGCTCGGGATCGCCCCGCAGACCTATCGGGCGCTGCTTGGCCGCGCCCGCGCCGAGTTCTTCGCGCTCTGGCACGAAGGCGAGATCCCGTCGAAACCGTGGGGCACCGACCGGCGCGTTTCTCGATACGAGGAGGCGGGGATGAACGACCAAACCTGCAGCCAATACCCGGAGGTGCGGTCGTGACCGGCACCCTCATCGCCACCATCGGCCCCGCCGGTGCAGGGAAAACCGAGTGGCTCAAAGCGAACCACCCGCTGGTGCCGTCGGTGTCGCTGGACTGGAACCGCCGGAACCTGTCGCCGTGCGGCTGCTCCGCGAACCAGAACGCAACCCCGTACGCGGTGGAACTCGGTGTCCGGCAGGCCCTCGCCGGGCTCGCCCGCGGTTCGACGGTCGCGTGGGATGCCACCAACTGGCAAACATCCGAGCGGATCGCGTTGCAGATGCTGGCCGGCGAGGTCGATGCCCGCACGGTTGGTGTGGTGATTCTGCCTCCGCTGCTGGACACCCTGGCGCGCAACGCCACCCGCGACCTGCGGCCGTGCTGGTGTGGCTACGCCCGCCGCGTCCCCGAGCAGGTGATCTGGTCGATGCACCTCGCGATCACCCGCGATCTGCCAACCATGCCCGCTGAGGGCTGGGACGACCTCTGGATCGTCGCCCTGCCGCCGCATGTGGCTCTCCCGGCGTGGGCAGGTGGAACCCGATGATTCCTCGTCTGGTGTCCGTTGCTGCTGGGCCGTTCCGGGTCGCGGGCTTGTTGTGGGTGTCCATGGTGCATGCCCGTGAAGACAACCGGGCCCGGCAGATCCGCCTCGACCGTGAACACGGCAGGCGACCTACTCCCCCTGCGTCCCAAGGATTCCGCAACTGACCGAGGAGATGAACCGATGAACCACTACCTCGACGAAGCTGCCGCGCTGATCGCGTCGGCCGCCGAAGACAACGAGCGCACGAACGGCGCGAAGGCGCGAGAATACTCCTGCTATTCGGAGTTCTCGAAAAAACAGGCGAAGGCGTACCAAGAAAACATTCTGCGACTCGCCGAGGCGTACGCCGCGCTCGCCGCGATCGACAAAGGACTGCTGCCCGACACCACGAGCGGCTACCTCGAAGCGGTCGTGGCCAAAGCACGCCAGATGCAGCAGAACGGCGACCTCCCCGGGTTCCCGTCGGCCCACGACATGGGTGTCCATTTCCGTCTGTCGCCCGAAGATGCCGAAGCCGCCCGCCGCCAGTTGCTTGTCAACGAGATGAGCACGTGCTCTCAGGGGGCGTGATGGACGACGAAACCGAACTGGCCGAAGAGCTCGCCGCCGAGGTTCTCGTGCCGACGAATGGGGATGTTTTCTGTGGCGACTGACATGCCCGAACCCACCGTGCGGGCCACAACCTATGCCGTGTCGTGCCTGCCGCTCGACGACGAGGACGCGCACCTGTTCACGATCACCGTGGAGTACAGGGGAAACGGCCAGTGGGGTGTGTTCCGAAACGGGCGGGGTTGCCTCGGTTCCGACGGCCAGTGGGACTGGGAGCCGTTGCCGTCGAACCGGGACGATGACTGGCTGGTGTCCCACCGGTTCGCGTTTGACACGGCGATCGAACTCGCGAAGCAGCACGCCCCGCTGATCACCGTCAACGGGTACACGGTCGCGGACGCGCTGAGGCGGAAACCATGACAGGCAACGGCGAGCAGTGCCGCGTGTACGACGTCGGCGGCGAACCTGTCCGCGTGCGTGGCCGAGAGCCGCTCGACGAGGCTGGCCAGGCCGCGCTTGGGGAGATCGTCCGAGCTGCTGGCGACCGCATCGAGCACCTCGACCCGAACCTCGGTGTCCGGCAGGAACTCGTCCAGGCCGGGCTCTCTGCGATGCGCTGCATTCCCGACGGCCAGATCCCGAGCCGGTTCGGCACCAGCGACGGCACCCGTGTCAAAAACCGGCTCAAAGCCGCGATCGTCGCCGCGCGGGACGCCCTCGCCCCCGCGGAATCCGACGATCTACCGCCCGAAGCGTGGTGCGAACACCCGCGATGCGTCGACCACCTCCACCTTGACGGCCTCCACCTCGACGAAGACGGGCGGCATTTCCGTGTCTGAACCAACGAAACCACGCTCGGCGACAACGCCGATGCGCAAACGGCTGGACGAGCTGGCAAGGAAGATCCCGGGCGGCGAGCCGGTGCTCGAACGCGCGCAGGCCCGAGGACGGCAGGCCGCACAGATGGTCTCTTCTGCCGTGCAGGTCGACCCGACACTGCTCGACTACGACCGCAGCCGCGATCTCGACGTCTGCGTCGAGATCCTCCGACAGATGCGACCGCTTGCCCGGCAAGCCGCCTTGACGCTGGAACACGGCCAACTCACCGAGGCCGGGGCCCCACCGGAGGAATTCGCGCGTATCGGCAAGATCGATCCACTCGCGCCGGATGAACTCGACGCCCTGTCCGAACATGTCGTCACGGTCGCCGAGCGCGTCGCCGCGGCGGCACTCCCGGACTGGAACACGCCCCAGCGAATCCGGGAGCGCTCGGAGCGCTTGCTGCCCAGTCCGCGCTTTATCGCAGACCTCGCAGACCAACTGGCCGATGCCGTACGCCCCGCCGCCGAACTGCCCTTTCCGGCTGCGACAGCTGTCCAGCTCGCCTCACTGGCCGACCAGATCCGGGCTGCCGCAGGCATTCGCGTCTCTGTGACCGAAGACGGGGAGCTGGCTCATGGCTGAACCAACGAAGCCGCGCCGGATCCAGCTGAGCCGCCGCGCAGGCTGGCGACTCGCCGACCACTCCACCAACGTCGTGATCGTCGACCGTCGCGGGCCCTACGGGAACCCGTTCCGCGCCGTGCGGTCCAACGGCATGATCCAGATCTACGACGCGAGCGGCAACCTCCACCACAGCGAGCGGGCCCGGCACGGCGACGTCCGGCGCCAGAAGCAGGAACTCCTCGTCGCCAGGTTCGAGCAGTGGGTGTCCCTATCGGACCTGCCGACCGACAAGTGGAGCGCACGGGAAATCCTCGCGCACGTCCGCCTCACCTCCGCGCTCCGCGCCGGAAAGCTGACCGGGAAAGACCTCGCCTGCTGGTGCAGGCTCCCCGAGCCCGGTGAGCCGGACTACTGCCACGCCGCGGTGCTGCTCCGCTACGCGAACGGAGGCCCACGGTGACCGACGACAAACTCACCGGCCCCCTCGACCACATCGGGCGCGTGGTGCTGCCGTGGCGCACCGAGGCGACGCTCACCGAATGCGGGAAGCAGATCGACAAGGTACACGGCAACGTGATCACCCGAGACGAAGCCCGCGCCCGCATCAACCGGATCGGGAAAACCCGTGCGTCGTTCACACTGTGCATGACGTGCGTGTCCACATCAGACCGCTACCACGCCGGGCACGTGGTCAACGATGCCGTTGCCGCGGTCGCGCGGGAAACCGCCAGCGCCATGCGTGGTATGCCGCCCCGCCGCACCGCCGACAGCGAGCGATGGCACGCGCGGGACACGGAGCTGTGGCAGCAGCGCGAACACCTCAACGCGGAACTGGAGGCGGTCGCCGCGCTTGTCCGCGCCCACCGCGACGAGTTCGACGGGTACCTCGCCAGCCGCGCGGAAACCGTGTCGCTCGCCGACCGGAGGAGGCAGCGTCGTGGCTGAAACCGCCCGCACCGTCGTCGCACGCAAACCATTCACCTGCGAAACCGACCGGTGCGACACCGAAATCCAGCCGGGCGAGGCGTACGTGCGGCACGTCGCGTTCCCCGGCTCGGACGTCAACGGCGGCACCACCCCGTGGGTGCTGCGGATCTGCGTCGCCTGCCAAGCACCGGCCCCCATGCCGCCGCGCGGGGGACAGCACCGTGGCTGACGTGGAACGCATCGCCGCGCAACTCGCGGAGCTCACGGCCGCGGTCTCCGCGCCCGGGCGGTGCGGCGCGTGTGGACGCCCGGCCGAACAGTTCCCCTCCGGGAGCTGGGCACACCAAGGTCTGCCGTGCCACGCCCGCTCACAGACCGCGTGGTCCGTGGACGACGCCAGCAGCATCAAAGCGGCGGTGCAGTTCGTCCCGGACGGTGAACCGCTACCCGAGGCACCGGACCAGCCGATGCGTGGGCGCCCCGAAGGACCCACCGTCCGCCAATATCTGGCCCGCGAAGCCGAGCGGGCGACCGCCGAACGGATCGCCCACGTACTCACCCGCTACCGGTTCACCTGGGACGACGAGTACGAACTCCAGGACGCCATCGCCCACGTGCTCGCCCAACACGTCGCGCCCGTCGAACGGGAGGTCACGCTCGCGCCCCGATGCCGCATCGACATCCTCGTCGGCCGTGTCGGCATCGAAATCAAAGTCAAGGGCTCCGTGGAAACCGTGGCCCGCCAACTGCAGCGCTACGCCACCACCGGCCGCCTCGACGCGCTGGTGCTGGCCACCACTCGCGCCACACACCACACGCTGCCCACCGAGCTGGGCGGCATGCCGGTCACCGTCGTCAACCTCACCCACCTCGCCTGAGGGGAAACTGCGCATGGACACCACGAGCCGCATGCACGGCACCGTCCGCTGGGCCACCGACCCTGACACGGGTCGCGGCGTCTGGGTGGTCGACGCCGTGCCGCACGTCGCCATCAAGGTCAAACGACTGCTGCCCCGCGTACGCCAAACCCGCGGCGGCGCGGTCGCGATCGTCGACAACCCGGAGGTCGCCCGCGACATCGAATGGCTGCTGCAGCGCTACCCGATGCGCATGGACCCGGCCAGCCAGGCGCGGCTCGTCGAGCAGGCCAACCGGCACCGCCACATCGAAACCGACATCGAGGAAATCCTCGCCGGCCGCCGCCTCCCCGACGGCGCCCGGCGACCCGCGCGCACCCCGTACCCGGAGCAACTGAAATCCGCCGACCTCGCCATCACCACCGGGCGGCTGCTGGTCACCGACGAGGTCGGGATCGGCAAGTCGCTCACCGCGCTGCTGGTGCTGCGCGCCCCCGACTCCCTGCCCGCTCTGGTGGTCACGCTGGCGCACCTGCCGCGGCAGTGGATCGAGAAGGAACTCGCCGCCACCTTCCCGGATCTGCGGGGCCACGTCATCAGCTCCACCAAGATCTATGACCCGGGTGAGGTCGACGTCCTCGCGATCTCCTACAGCAAGCTCGCCGCCTGGTCCGACCACCTCGCCGGCAAGGTGAACACGGTCGTCTTCGACGAGATTCAGGAACTCCGCCACCAAGGCACCGACAAATACGCTGCCGCCGGCCGGATCGCCGACGGCGCCACCTACAAGGTCGGGCTGTCCGCCACGCCGGTCTACAACTACGGCGGCGAATGCTTCAACATCATCAACATTCTCGCGCCCGACGAGCTCGGCAGCCGAGATGAGTTCCTCCGTGAGTGGGGAACCGAGGTCGTCGACGGCAAAATCCGGGTGAAGAACCCGCGTGCGTTCGGCGAGCACCTCCGCGCCGAAGGGCTCATGCTCGGCCACACCCGCGACGAGGTCGGCCGCCCCCTGCCGAAACCGCTGCTGGCGACCCAGAACGTCGACGCCGACGAGGACGTGTACGACCGGATCGCCGGCGACGCCGTCGAGATGGCCCGGTTCGTGCTCAACAAGGCCAACAATCCGCACGACCGGTGGCGCGCGGCCGGTGAGATGGACATGCGGCTTCGCCAGGCCACTGGTGTCGCGAAAGCCCCGTACGTGGCCGCGTTTTGCCAGATGCTCCTCGAGTCGGGCACCGAGCGGCTGGTGCTGTGGGGATGGCATCGCGCGGTTTTCGATGTGTGGACGAAGCTCCTGGCCCCATACCAGCCGGCGCTTTACACCGGGTCGGAGACCGCCGCCGCGAAGCAGCGGTCCGCGGACTCGCTCATCGACGGGCGGTCCCGGGTCCTGATCATGTCGTTGCGGTCCGGCGCCGGTCTGGACGGGCTGCAGATGGGTTGCGACACCGGGGTTTTCGGGGAGCTGGACTGGTCCCCGCAGGTCCACGTGCAATGCATGGGGCGGCTGGCCCGCGACGGCATTGATCACGCCCCGCGCGGGTTCTTCTGCGTCTCCGACCACGGGGCCGACCCGCCGATGGCGGAACTGCTTGATCTGAAGCGGATGCAGAACGACGCGATGGTCAACCCCCGTGCGAACCCGGTGCAGCCGGCGGCGGCGAACGACGGCCACATCCGGGCGCTCGCCGAGTCCCTGATCGCCCGCGCCGAGCAAGACCCGGCCGCCTGATGAACCGTATTCGCCGAATTTCCCCACCAAAGGAGGACAACTGTGCTCACCGCAGCAACGTGGTATGCACCGGACTGCACAACGTGCGACGGGACCGACGTCACTGACCCGGAGCTGTGGCCGATCGCCCCAACACCCGGCGAAGCCCTGCTTCTGGCGGTCGAGGTTGGCTGGAAGATCTCCCCGGCCATGGTGTGCCCGGACTGTGTCCGCGAGACCGTGTACCGGCCGGAACCCCCGCACGCTCCGCGCGAGCAAACACCGGGCTGGTTTCTCTGGGGAGTGACCTGCGACCGGTGCGGTGGCCCGGACGAGATCGACAGTGTGGCCGACTCCTTGTACGGGGACCCGATGGACCTGCTCATCGATCTTCGCCTCGACGGCTGGCAGGTCACCGGCTACGTGCCCGGCCTGCCACTCCGGATCTTGTGCGCGGTGTGCGCGGATGCCGAAATCGGCCGCCGCCGGTACGGCCATACCCGCGTTCCCTTCGTCGAGGGCACGGCGACCGGAGTGGGTGAGCCCCGATGACGACCCTGCCGCAGCTCCATCGGCACGCCATCATCGCCCTGCTCGCCGCCGCAGCGCTCGCGGCCACCGCGGCGTGCAGCTTCGGCCACGGCACCTCCACCGGCAGCTCACCCCCGGCGAGCACGGCGCCCAGCGGCCCGGCGGCGGATTCGAAGGTGCCCGCGCCGGGCACCTGCAAGCTGGGCACCCGCAACGGCCAGCCCCTGCCCGACCCGACCTGCACTCCGGGCACGCTGAACCCCGCGGTGAGCCAGGCCACCATCGCCGCCACGGTCTGCAAACCCGGCTGGACCTCCACCGTCCGGCCACCGCCGTCGGTGACCGGCACGCTCAAGACGCAGCTCGACACCGCCTACAGCCTGCCGGCCACAACCGAGGGTGAACTGGACCACCTGGTGTCCCTGGAGCTTGGTGGCGCGCCGAGCGACCCGGCCAACCTGTGGGTCGAGCCCGGGAAAATCCCGAACCCCAAGGACGCGGTGGAGAACCAGCTACACGGCGCGGTCTGTGCGGGCCTGATCCCGCTCGCCACCGCACAGAAAACCATCGCGAGCGACTGGACGACGGCGTTCGACGACGCCGGACTGCGGGTCGTCGGCGGCAAGGTCTGCCTGCGGGACAACCCAACCCAGTGCGCCACCAGTCGCCGCGGTGCCGAGGACGGCAACTGATGGGCACCACCGGCATGAAGTGCGACGACTTCCGCTTGATGGTCACGGGGTCCCGGGAATGGACCAACCGGGACCTGATGCGCACGGCACTGTTCACCGTCTACCAGGAGCATCCCGCCGCGGTGCTGATTCACGGTGGGGCCGCCGGCGCGGACACCATGGCGCACCAGTTGTGGACGTCCAGCACCAGTGAGTCCCCGGAGGTGTTCGACGCCGACTGGGACGGGCCGTGTGACCCCGGGTTCTGCCGGCCAGGGCATCGGAAACCGAGACGGTTCGGCCCGGGTACGTGGTGCCCGGCCGCGGGGAACCGCCGTAACCGGCGCATGCTCGCCACCGGACCGGGCCTGGTGCTGGCGTTTTTCGCCCCGCTCGCCGCGAACAAGGGCACCACCGACGCGGCCACCGCGGCGTTGGATGCCAGTATCCCGGTCCAGGCGTACGGGGACGTGCCCGGGTGGGTTCGGCACGCCATCACCCGACAGGCGGGTGTTTCCGGTGGCCGATAACCAGACCTGCGCGAAACCCGGCTGCAGCGAACCGGTGCGCGCGAAACGGCTCTGCCCCGCGCACTACCAGCAGCACCGCAAGGCCGGGTTGCTTCCCGACTCGGGGCTGGTGCCCGAAGACCGCCTCCACCGGCACCTGGGGCGGCTCGCCCAGCTCGGCTGGACCGCGTCCGCGATCTCCCGCGCCACCGGCAGCCAGATTTCGCATTCCGCGGTGTCCGAGATCCTCGCCGGCACCCGGAAACGTGTGCAGGCCCGCACCGCGCGGCTCCTGCTGGCCATCGAACTGGCCGCGCCTCTGGGCCTCGTTGGCTGTCATTTCCGCCTCGATTTGCCGTGGCCGCACCCGCCGCTGACCTCGGACACTCTGCGCGGCGACCCGCGGGCCTGTGGGGAGCGGGTGCAGTGTGTGCGGCGGGGTGTGATGGTCCTCGCGAAACGCCGCAAGATCCCGAAGGCGCGGCATCTGACTGTGCGGCTGCACTACGCGCCGGGCACGTGGGACCGGATCGACGGCCAGCATCTGCGCCCGACCGCGTATGCCGCGGTCGACGCGCTGACCAGGCTGCGGCTCGTCCCGGCCTACCGCGACGAGTTCGTGGCGGTGCCATCCCCGGAGATCCTGCGGCCACCGGAGCCGGGTCCGCGCTGCTGGTTGACGATCGAGGGTGGAGCGGTGAGCGACCCGATCGAGAGCTTCTTCGAAGACCACCCGGAGATCGCGGCCGCGCCGATCCGGTTCTGGGTGTGCCCGGACGAACAGCACCGGCACACCGGCATCGTGGAGTGGCGCGGTGACATCGCCTACTGCCTGGAGCCGGGTTGTGGGCGGAACAGCGGCGAAACCAAAGGGAAACGACCGTGACCGACTACGACGATCTCGCCGCCGCCTACCGCGACCTCATCCGGGACCATCCACCCTGGCCGGAGGAGCCGATCAAACTGACCCGCAACCAGTTCGAGTACCTGAAGGCGATGAGCCCGCGGCCGGCACACCCGTATCTGCCCACCGGGCGGCTCGGTGACCCGTTCGGTCGCATTGTGATCGTCGAGCGTGTCGAGGACTCGACGCCGTTCCAGCTGGCCAGGGCCAACGACCAGCCTGAGAAACCGGCCCGTGCCGCGAAGAAACCGTCACGGGCCGCGAAGGTCGCGCTGGGGATCGGAACTGGGATCGGGCTGGGGATTGCCGGGCTCGGGTTCGCCGCGGCCATCGTGACCGCGGCCTGGGCCTACATCGCCGTCTACGTCGCGCTGTTCGCCGCGTGCCTCGTGATGTGGCGGTGGACGCGGTGAAACGGCACGAGGAGGTCGCGGGCACCCCCAGCGGCTACATGTGGCACATCCGGTCCGGAACGCCGCCGTGCGGGGACTGTAAGGCTGCGCACGCCCGCGCTGTGCAGAGGCGCAAGGACAGCAACAACCCGGCCGCGGCGACCGCACGTGTGCCGCTGCTCGCGCTCGCCGCGCTCCTCGAGCTCATCCCCGACGACGCCCAGCCCCGGGCCGCTGAACTCCTCGGCGACACCGCCGACCGGGCACGCCACATACGCCCACCGTCCTGAGAGGAAACCGCAGAGGCCCCGCACCAGATCGGTGCGGGGCCTCACTGTTGTCCGGACGGGCGACTCGCGGCTACCACTGCCGCAGACCGGCGAACCGCGTGCGGGCGCTGATCGCCTGCGTGAGGACCCAGCCTGTCGGCCGTGCTTCGACGGTTCAATGACCACGACGTCAGAGCCGCACCCCGCGCGCCGCCAACCACGGCGCCGGATCCACGCGCTCAGCACGGTTTCCGTGCGGCCACACCTCGAAATGCAGATGCGGCCCAGTGGCTTCGCCACGCTGACCGATCGTCGCGATCTGCTCCCCCGCCGCCACGTGATCCCCGACGCGACGGTCCATGGTGTTCATGTGCCCGTACACCGTGACCGTGCCGTCGCCGTGCCGCACCTGCATCCACAACCCGAACCCGGTCGCCGGGCCGGCGACGATCACAGTGCCCTCGGCGACCGACCGGATCGGCGCACCAACTGCGTTCGCGATGTCGATCCCGTAGTGCTGGGTCCCCCAGCGTGCTCCGAACCCCGACGTGACCGGCCCATCGGCGGGCCGCACGAACGCGCCATGCCCCGGATCTGGAGAGCCTGCCAACTGCCCGGCGTCGCCGCGGTGCTGCACACCGAACACCACAGCCGCGCACATCGCGAGCACGAGCAGCCACCCGCCCCCGGACGTCTTCTTCGACTTCGCCATCGTCCTGGCCGCGGTCAGTCTTCGGTCTGTTCGGACATCAGGGTTCTCCTCGAACATCGTGGGCACTTTGGGACCTGGCTGACCGCGGGATGCGGTAGGTGACGGCCCACCGTCACGGCGTGACCTGCTGTTCGGCGTCCTGCTGCGGGGTCCACGGCAGCGGAAGACCGTCGCCGACCCTGCGCGGCACCAGATGAACATGCAAATGAGGCACCGTCTGCGTCGCAGCCGGGCCAGCGTTAATGATCAGGTTGAAGTCGTCGCCCCAGCCCGCCGCAAGCTCGGACGCCAATACGGTCGTCGCACCAGTCACCGCCGGATCCTCGGCGGCATCGACGACATGCACTGTGGGCAGCACAATCACATGCCCAGGCGTCACAGGCTCCAGTGGCACGATCGCCCACGCATGCGGCCACCGCCGCACCACCTCAGCGGCCGCATCGCCCGCGACGATCGCGCAGAACACGCACCTACCGCCCGCCTTCATTGACGCCCCAGGAAGAACACCTCAGCGAGATCGTTCGCGATCCTCAGCTCGGTCATCACGCCACCTCCGTCTCCGCCCACGCGGGCAGGTCGGACAGCGCGGCATCCACGGCACCGCGCTGCTTGACCTGCCCGCTCGTTGTCGCCACGACCTACCAGCCGACCTTCCGATTGCGCCGCTTCGCGAGCCGGCGAAGGATCTTGGCGTGACGGCCCTTCGTGACCGGAAAGCCGTTCTCGTCGATCGGCCCCTCGTAGCCGGCCTCCCGCAAGTTGAAGAACCGCGTGTCCGCTGCGGACTCCCGCTCGCCGTCCCAGCGCCTCGTCTTCCTACCCATCGCTGTCTCCCTATCCCTTCCGGTCTCGTTTTCGTGTCACGCGTTGCTGCGCTGACCGATGGCAGCTCCCTCGCGCCACTTCAAGGCGCGCCGCTCGGTCTCCGACAAGCCGCCCCACACCCCGTCGTTCTGCCCGGACGCGAGCGCCCACGCCAGGCAGTCCGAGGCGACCGTGCACCGGCGACACACCGCCTTCGCCTCAGCGATCTGCTCGACGGCAGGCCCGTCCGTGCCGGCCGGGAAGAACAGCTCGGGGTCCTCTCCCCTGCACGCCGCCTTGTGTCGCCAGTCCATGGCCGACACCTCCTCATGTCGTCGATTCGTCAGTGATGTGTCAGGAGCGGATTCCGGCGTTCACCAGTTCCCGCTCGGCGATCTGCTCGAGCGCCTCAGCTTCGCCGCGGTGCCAGCCGGCCAGCGGCTCGCTGTGCGGGAACCCGCCGGCGGTGTCGTGATCCGCCTGCTGGCGGTGCCACGCGGCGCGTTCCCGCAGCCGTGCGGCCACCTCGCGGGCGGCGAGCTGTGCGACCAGACGGTCCATCCGGTGCGGGTCGTAGACGACTCGGTTGTTCAGCAACTGCGGCAGCGCAGCCTGTAAGGCGGCCTGCATCGCCATCGACGTGCACGTCGTGGCGTCATCATCGGTGAGCGCGGCGTCGTAGGCATCGCACGCGGTGGCCAGCGCGCCCACCACCAGCGAAAACCCCGGCACCGGGGCGCTGACTATCATCGGTGTCCTCTCCGAACAGTCATCCGGGTGGTTGGGGAAACCCGGCGCGGCAGGCGCGTTCTTGGCGGGATGGGCCGCCCCGCCGGGGTCCGCGATCAGATATCGAGTCATCCGGTGCACCGCCGCAACGCGCGGGTCTCGATGTGGCCGGCATCGACACGGCCCTGCATCGCAAGCCGGTGCCGGCGGCACACCGGCGTGCTGAACGGGCCATAGCTCCCGTTGCGGTAGCACACAACATGGGTGGCCGGGCGGTTACAGGCCCGATCGCAGCTGACCATGGAGCCGGTGTCGTAGTCACACATCAGCCGACGGTTCATCGGTTCACCTCTTCTCGTGATTCGGGCCAGCGGCGCGAGCACCGCACGCTGTGCCCAGCGCACCGGCCATCAGGGAAAACCCCGGGCCGGGTGTGGGAACGATGTTGTGGTCGAGGGTGGTCATCGTGAACGTCGTTCGTGTTCCGCGAGGAAATGCCCGTCGCTGTCAGTCGAGCTTGCCAGCGTTGACGCTCAGCCATTCCTCCAACCGAAGCGCCTTTTTCCGGCTGAACGTCGCGTGGATGTTGGTGGACATGTGCAGCGCTTTCGCGCCCATCGCCAGGTACAGCGCGACGGCCTCTTCGTCGGCACCGGGACTGTTGATCGCAATCCGTTCGGCGAGGTCTTCGAGCGTGTACCTCTTGAATACTTTGAACATGATCCAGCTCCTTTCGCGGCGCGATGTCTGGAATGGCTTAGTGGCCGTAAAGAGCAGCCAGCCGACCCATGTCCGCGCGGGAGCCCTTGCACTTGAACCGGATGCCGCGCCGGGTGGTGATGACACGGACCTTGGTGGCCCCGTACTCCTGGCGAAGATGGCTGATGGTCAGCTGGACGGTGTTCATGTGCTGCCAACGCGGAAGCGGCGGGGGCTTCCAGTCGTCGAAATCGTTGAAGGGAATCACTGGGGTGGTGAAACTGGCCATCGATTCGTTTCCTCCATTAGCTCCGGGTGAGTGCGGCGAGCAGTTTCCGGCCCGCTGCGGTCACGTTGTATTTCTTGGTGAGGAAGCCCCACTCGATCAGGTCTGTGCAGGCGTCCACGTCGAGTTCGTTGGTCGGGTCCGGCTCCCAACCTCGGTGGTGCGCTGCGGCGAGCCGCTTTAGGTGCGCGTAGCCGAGGTACACGGTGGTCTTGATCCTGGGGGCGAACGCGGCGGTCATGTCGTAGCCCCCTGTTCGGACGGTGGTTTGAAATGCCACACCAGGATATGCCTACTTGGGTAGTCTTTTCAAGAGGGTTGGTGAAAGAAATGCCGAGCGGGTGTGGCATACTCGCGGCATGGCGGACGAAGATCCACGCGACAAGCTCCGGGCCGCGAAGCGAGTCCACGACGAGGCGCCTGCCAACTACCACGAAGCGATCGCGGAGGCCCTCCAAGAGGGAGTCGGTCCGATCGAGGTAGCCGAGATCACGGGGTACACGCGGGAGACCATCCGCCGGATACGGCGGGAAGCGGGCCTACCGCCCGCGAAACAAGGACGGAAGAAACAACAGCCCAAACAGCAGGGGGAAGCATGAGTGCACCTCGTCGGAGAGAGCGAATGAGACACGGCAGGCCCGCCCCGCTCTGCAAGACGCATGCGTTCTACGACCTGACCTGCGACGAGTACGACCGCCTCTGGCGACGAGCGCACGGACGATGTGAACTGTGCGCGGTCGTCCCGAGCACCTTGGGATTCCTGCACATCGACCACCGGCTCGGAAACTGGGCCGTGCGTGGACTGTTGTGCCTGGCGTGCAACACCACCCGTATCGCGTATCAGCAGCCGGATGACCATGCCGTCGGCGACTACCTGGCGAACCCGTTCCACGCCGACCGAGAGCTCAAGACGAGGCGGGGCCAACACATCAGCGGACGTCTCGCGTCGATCAACAACCTGACGACGAACTACGAGCGTTTCCACACCGTCACCTGGCGAGACAGAACCGCCTACTACGAACTGCTCCACATCATTGGAAACGCTCAACGCACCGGCCTCCGCCAAGGTGACATCGCCCGAGTGCTGGACAAGTCGACCCCATGGGTCGAGTACCAACTGACCAGGTACCGATCGCTAATCAACGGTGCGCTCCCTCCAGCCCAGTACGCACCCAAGCCGCTCTAGCCGCCCGAGCATCAGCTACGCGCCCGCAAAGCCGCCGACGCCGGGCTCCCGCCCGCGCGCCGCGGGCCAAAGCCGCGGTAGCTTCCGGTCCTAGACACCCGAATGCGTTTCGTCCAGGAGATCAGATGTCCACGTCGTACAGGCGAGCCAACTTGCGAATGTGTCGACGTGGACCGACCACCTGGAAGTGGAATCCGCGCGGAGTCTGGATGCGGCGGACCGCCGTGGCATGGTAGGTGGTGCGCAGGTCGGCAACGGTCTCGGCGAAGCTGTCTAGCCCGTGACCCGGGTTGTAGTCATCGAAGGCTTTGAAGGGGATCTCGGGTGTGACGAAAATGGCCATTGGGGTTCCTCGAGTCGTTTGATGTGGGTCCGAATGTGCGCCCCAGGACCGGGTGGGAGGCGAGTCGCTCACCCGGTTCTGGAAGCCGAGTGGTGGAATTCAGCCCCACATGTAGTGGGCGAGCAGGCGGTTGATTTCGGCGGCTTGTTCCGGGGGCATGGATTGGAGCCACTTGTCGCGCTTGTGCACGCACCGCCAGTACTTTCTGTGGCTGAGTTTCCCCGCCATGTAGAGGTCATCTTCGTGCTGCATTTGTTTCGCGAGTTTCCTGAGCGCTTTTTCATCCATTTGTGTCTCCGTTTCCTAGGCCGCCATAGGTGCGGCACTCATATCGGTGGCCTTCCTGGCGTCTGGCCAGTCGGCCGGATTGAGGCTGTTCAGCCGTGGTCCTCGCACGCGAACTCGGCGGCCCGGCGAATGGCCGGATTGCCGGCCGGGTCGACGGACACCAGCACCCCACCCGGGCCGCACGTGTACGTGTAGGTCGACGGCGGGATCAGGTCGTAGTCGGCCTGGCCGGGCGGGATCTGCCACCGGGACTGCGCGGGCGGGGCCGGTGTCTGGGCTGCCCCGCCGGGGGTGCATGCCGCGGCGATGGCTGCGGTGACCGCGATGGCGGCGGTCCGGGCGATGATCGTCTGTCTCATTTCTTGATCCCTTCCATTGGTTACGTACGGTTATATTCGAGTCGGGTAGGGAGCCGGTTCGGGAGTCGAACTGGTGGGTGAAAACGCGGGTGGGCGCCTGGGTGAATCGACAAAATCGGGGTGGATATCCACTTTCCGCCCACCTGACCAGGCCCACCCACTGTGACCTGCGGTTATGTGGCTCCGGGTGGATGAGGTGGGCGGGTGGACGATCCACAACCACCCCGCTGACCAGCGGGTTTACGATCACCCACCCCGGCGGAAGTGATCACTGCTCAACCTCGCCGTCTTCCCGCTCCGCCAGCACCGCCATCACAGCGCGTAAACGGACCATCGGGTAGCCGTGCAACACCTTCACTTCCACACTTTCGCGTTCCAGCCACTCGACCACCTGCTGCCCGTTGAGCCGCCTGTACGGCTCGTACGTCGGCGCGAACTTCCGCAGCCGCGCCGCCATATCGGTGTGCTTGCACTCGTCCTTGCCCTCGTCGCCGGTGCCCAGGCACGACATGACGTCGAGCAGGAAGTCACGCTTCGCGCGCATCTGGTCCGCCGCGGCCTTCCGGAACTCCTTGGCGCGCTCGGCGATCTCCCACGCCTGCTCGGTGGAGATAAAGTACGTCCGCACCGTGATGTGTGTGGCGCCGCCCGGCAGGTCCATCGACTCACCCGGCGCGAGCACCACCGTGCCGCGGTCCAGACCTGGCCGCAGTGCGTGCGGCGCTGCACCGGTGGATACTGGAGCCTCCCCCAGCGCCATCTTCGCGATCGATTCGGTGCCGACCGCCAGGCTTGCCCGGATCATCGCGCCTTCGCGGACCAGCACCGGCAGGTTGCGGTCGTTGGGGTTCTGCGCGAACTCGAGGAAGTGGATGTTGACCGCGCGTGCTTGATCGTGCAGGGCCTGCGCCGCGCGCGCCGCGCGCGCCTTCTTCCCGTTCCCGCCGATCTCCCCACCGTCAGGGTGTTCGGTCGAGCAGCCGAACAGCTTCTGCACCTCGTCAACCACCAGGAACAGCGGTTCGAAGCCAGAACCCGGCAGCGAGTCCTTCCGGCCGATATCGCCCTTATGTCCCATCGCGAGCCATCGCTCGTAGCGGCGTCCCATCTCGGCGACACCCCACTCGAGCATGTCGCTGGCCGCGATGAAGTTTTCCGCGCCGGCACCTTCGATGAGCTGCTCGGCGAGCCCGTCGAACATCGACCAGTCGCCGAAGCCCTTCAGGTCGGCGATGCGAAGCCGTGCCGAGGGATCGAGTACGAGCCACAGCAGCAACGCTCGCGCGGCGGCGGTCTTGCCCTGCTTGCTCAAACCTGCGAGAAGGAGGTGCTGCTGCAGCAGGTTCAGCGAAACGAGCTCGCCCTTGATGTCCACGCCCCACGGCATGGTGTCCCGGTAGATGTCAACCGCCCCGTAGTTGGGGTCGAGCATCGGCGACGGCGGCAGCTTCTGGTCCAGTGCACCCGAGTCCGCCACCCACAGCACGAACTCGCGTTCACTGTCGGCGCTGACTTCGATGTGCACCTCGTGGGCCTTGCGGTCCAGGTTCCCGGCGAGGGTTTCGCGGAGCTTTATGATCTGGCTGCAGGTGACCTGCGGCGGGAGGGTGATCTCGACCTGGGAGCCCGGCCCGTAGCGGGTGATGGCGCCGAGCATGCGGGCCCCACCGTCGGGGTCGGCTTTGATCGCTTCGCGCAGCACCCTGATGCCGAGGTCGCGCATCGCCACCGTCACGATCGACGGGGTTAGGTTGACTACCTCGGCGCGCCGCTTGACCACCTCCGGCGGTGCGAGCCACTCTGGTGGTTCAGCCTGGGACCGGCCCACCTGCCACAGGTAGAACAACACGGCCGCGGTAACCAGGAGCAGCGCAGCCAGGCCGTACGCGGTCACGGCCCACCACGCGAACGCCACCGCGTCGAAAACCGAGCCGACCGGCTGCAACACCAGGTGCGCATCGCTCTGCTTCACGGCGAGCACCACACCGATCACGAGCAGCAACCCGGCCAGCGCGGCGAGCCCCAGCGCACCAGCCTTGATCAGCGCGATCGGCCGGTCCAGCCAGTCCATGACCCGCTCGTGACGTGCCTGCTTCGCCGCGGCGTCCCTGGTCTCCCAGTCCTTGACCTCCTCGAACTTCCCGGCCGCCTCCGCGGCACGCATCATCCGTTCGTGCCGGCCGTTGCCGTGCGCGTCCCGCCACCGCTGCACCGTGACCTTCGCGCCGGCGACCGGGAACCACAGGGCGTGCCGCATCACCATTCGGGTGCGCTCGTGACTCACCACCGACTTGACGCCGCGGTACACACCGACCGCTTCGGTTCGGTAGTACGCGTAGCGCTCGAGTGCCTGGCCGCGCTGGCTGGTGAGCCGCTCGTATTCTTCGTCCGACACGAGTTCGCCGTCGAGCACGTCACCGCCCCCCGGGGTGCCGTCGGGTGGGGTGACGGGCAGCCGGTGGACGCGGGCGAGCTCACCGTCGCCGCCCGGGTCCGGGATGGGCTGGGTGCCGTGGTCGGTGCTCATCAGGTAGTCCCATCTCGGTGTTCGTCGCGGAGCCGGCGGGCGTTCTTCGGGGAGCACCGCAGCGCCTTCCGGATCGACTCTGCGGACGTCGGATCGATCGATTCGGGGGAACGCTCCAGCCTCGATCGCAGGTCGGCCCGCAGGTCGTCGATCGTGCGGTTCTGCTTGGCGGGTTCCCGATGCCACTTCGGCCTCGATTTACGCTGGCCAGACGGTGGAGTCGACCCCGATTCCGGTGTGGGTTCACGCGGCGGTTCGAGGGTCGCGATCGAACCGCCGCCGAGGGTGTCGTC